ATTGTCCAAGTGAGCATTGATTGGTTGATCGGAAGGTACAGGTTGTAACGAAACAGGTCTAGATGTTCCTGTTCGACCAAGACCTGACGCATGGTATTGGTATTTACCTCCGTTATACCAAACATGTGGATCATTGTTCCTATATATATTAGCTTTACATTTTGGATAGTAATTGCTTTCCATGGGAGGAACTGTTAATTGTTCTAAATTGTATCCATCGACTCCTTCTTGTCTAAGATATTTTCTCATACTACACGAACCAGTACCTTTTTGACACTTTCCAACACCGTACAAATTTTCTGGATCTGTGCATTGACTATAAGACCCGTCTTCATTCAATGCAAGAAATGTATTGCAAGGATAGATATCATTCGTTATTTTTTCGCAAGTTAAAGATTCACCAACAGCGACAGGATTACTATCATCTCTAGTATAATAACTTTTAGTTAGATTGTCTGTGCTTAAATTTAAACCATTTATATTCTCTTTACGAATATTATAGCGTACACGTTCTTGTGGATCATCTCTATTATATTTAATATCATTAAATTCAGTTTTTGCATCTAGTAGCGTAATTTCTTTAGCTATTCTTATATTACCTTGTGGATCTGTTACCACACCATCCACTATATTCCCTTCTTCAGGATAATCACAATATTTTTGGGGTTCATAATTTGTTTGTTCATCGCCTTCTAACAATGTTATAGACAAGAAAAGGATACAAACAACCACTAAAAGTAAACAACAATGTACGGGTTTTATTTCCATCTATATATATATAGAAACAAAAAAAAAAGCGTTCATTTGAAAAAAAAGGTAGATAACAATATATATTACACCTTTTCATACTCAGGAAAAGTAATCTTCCAACCCTTTACTAAACCTGGATTATTTTTATAAAAATTATAAGTAGTAGTATATGCATTATAAATTGGTTCAGGATTCTTTTGAATGTCTTCAGAATTGTTTATACCTTCTTTGGGAAACCTGCAAATATTATCACCTAGAGTTTTAGAATTATCTGTGATACATTGTTTACATGTTGACTCATCCTTGCAAACATCTCCACATAGATAATTTATTGCACTTCCACAAAACAAAGAACTTATACGATCTGCACGCAATTTATCCTTATCCCATAGATTTTTTTTTGATTCACATACATGAACTTGATAACGTTCATTCTCATCACTCATGCAATTACCGAAAGGACATTTACCGTGACGATTCCATGCATTTCCACAGGTGGTATCATAATCGTCAGATCTAACCCCGGCTTGTACAAGGCAAGGATTATTATTTGCGTCAGGGTTTTTATATACACAATCTTTACAAGATGTTCCATCTTTACAACATGGAACATCTTGTAAAAGGACATATTCATTTTCATGATATATATAATTACAAGTGTTTGTCAAATCAGGTACTTTTTGTAATTGTTCTAAATCGTATCCATCGACACCTTGTTTTCGTTCATATGATGATGTATCAGTTGTAGAGTGTTTCGCTTTCACAACTTTTGTATTAAAAGATACCCTGGAGGTACTGTATTGAATTACAGAGTAAATCACTGAAATCGCCAAAATCAAAATCAATGCATGTTCTAACGTAAACTTCATCTATATATAGAAACAAACAAAAAAAAGCGTTAATTTGAAAAAAGCGAGCTCGATTTTGTAAACCTAACTCACCATGTTACAAAATCTACCTGAAGAATGTTTGTATCTTATCTTAAATAGGATAGAAGAACCAAGGTACAAATGTTACAATGTATCTGTATCAGGATTGAAACACACTAAACTCTTTGAAACCTTACGATTTTGTAAGAAAACAAACTACAACTTTGTCTTTGTTCATCTATTGAAACTTTCGATGGTATGCAAACAATTCAAGGGTTACTTTGATTCACACAAACTGTGGATCGAGTTAGCGGTTCGAGATCTTCGTAAGGGAGTTTTGTACAAACGACCTCCTAAAACGATGAAACATCGATACTTACAACGATTTGTTTATTCTAAAGCACTCCATGAATTCTCAGTGAATATTCGAGCCTTAGAACAAGATCACCATGGATACATTGTTTATCTTATGAGATCCTTACATATTCGTAAATGTACTCAACAAGCAATGATAGATGGAAAAGACGTCATTTATCGTCAGATTGAATACCATTTTTGGAGTCGACGTGGAGATACAATGTATATCCAAACAAATCGAGTACCTCATACAGACAAAGGTTTCACAACACAAGAGGCATTCAAATATTATGATTCTTGTAATCATGGAATCCGTATGTACAAAATATACAATGGAATGTACAAAAACAAATTCAAAACCCTACGTGAATTCCCTTTTGTCAAAGTATTGTTAGGAATCATGAGATGTTTAGGTAAACGAACATCGTACATTGAATCATTGATAGATAAAGTAGACTGTTTATACAAAGAAACTAATTTAGACAATTTCAAACCGTATACATTGAGCAATTCACATTGTGTAATGTATCGATTTTCTTGAAAGATAACTTAATTCGCATAGGCAAGACCACCCATACCACTCATAATACGAAGGACATTGTAGTTGACTGCAAATACCTTCGCTTGTTTTGTACCTACTACAGGATCTGCTGAAATGGACAATTCAGATATAATATAGTTAGGTTGTTTTGTTGGATGACAAGTTAATTCAACGTGATCTAATCTTGAAAAATTACAAGATCCGGAAGGTTGATGATCTTCTGGTTTCAAAGCGAAAGAGTAAACAGCAATCGAATCATCAAAATTGCTAGTTTTTTGACTACCGACTTTCACGCCTCCACATCCTGTATGATGATCTAAAATTTGAACTCGTGTAAAATAACTTGTATCTCGTGGAGCAAAACGTTCTTTTCCATTGAATTTCAATTGAAATTCACCCACCAATCGTTTGCTATCATCACGAGAAATCCACACTAATTCTTTGACTGGATGATTGAAGGAAAGTTCAGAACCACTATCTAAATCAGTCACTATTTGTTCTTGAACTTGTTCGATCAAATATTCATGACTTAACTGAGAAAATCGTCGTCGTTCATCTGTATCTAAAAATACATAATCCACCCACAATTTGTATTCTGAGCTCCCCGCGCTACCTTCTGTGAACAATTCTTTGAATGTATTTTCCACATGAACCTTGACTTCATGATATTGAAGAGCGATCAAAGGTAAGGCTAATCCTGGATTTCGACAGAAAAAGAATTGAAGTGGAACGTGGAATCGATTATTTTGAAGCCAAGTATTATGATTCTCTGTATTGAATCCAGCGGATCCAGAGGTGAATTGAAATAATGTACCTGTGTTTTTATACCCACTGTTATCCATGCATAAAGACCCACCCGTTGGATTGGGTTGAGTTAAACTGTAATACGTTTTCAACCAATCTCCAGAATGTTTGTCAATACGTTGACCCCCAATCTCAAGTTCCACATGTTTGATCCAAGATGTTCCTGGATTTTGATTTGTTGTACTAGCTAATTCACAATTATCACTACCAATGACTTCTAACCACATTCGGTAAACTAAATCACCATTTCTACGAATTGTGGCTGTATTCGAGGTGGGATGTCCCGCCATTCCTCCTTCCCATACCTGAAGAATAGATTCAATCGAAAAGTTTGTATGACGTCGGTACACCACTTTGAAAAAGGTGATTTGGGGATTTCCCGTCAAATAAACATCTTGTGCTCCATAGGCGACTAATTGCATTAATCCTCCTCCCATTGTAATATACTATATAGATATAAATTAATATTGTCAAAATAACCTTGTCTTTTTTATTCTAACGATTTGATCAAATCGTTAGACATTCTATTAATTTGAAAATATTTAGAAGAATAAAAATATTTGAGTATAGTATGAACTTGATTGAACTTTTGGGAAAATTCAAGGCTGGTGAAACATCCGAAAAAACACACACAGTGATTCCAAATTTGAACAATGCTGAATATAAATTTGGCGCCACCTACAGTATCCCTCAAGATTTAGTCAAGGAATCAAGTTCTCTATTTTACGATTATTTCTTTCAAAATCAAGGAACTTTATCTGTGACTGAAAAAGTACCTGATATATGTCCTTTGTATATAGATTTAGACTTAGAGTTTGATGGAACTCAAACAAATCGTCAATTCAATGAATCTACTATTGATACATTGGTATCGTTTCTCAATCAATCCATTCGTGAGAATGTAGTTTATGAAAAGGATTTAGAATGTTATGTTCAAGTCAAACCGGATTCAAAACGCAATGAAGGTGGATTTGTAATCAAAGAAGGAATTCATGTAGTTTATCCCGATTTGATTGGTGATCGTTTATCTTGGAACCAATTGTTTCGTTACATGAGTGAACAACCCTTAGATACCTTGTTTTCAAGTTTTCTGACAAAACCCGTGAATGATCCTCACAAGATATTTGATACCAATGTAAAACGTTGGTTTGTGTATGGATCAGCCAAACCGAATGGTGAACCCTATAAAGTGAAATATAGATTTAAAAATGAAACGCGAATAGATAGTAAGTTGACAGACAAAGAGTTCGTCGAACTCTTTTATCTGACAAAACAATTTGAAAAAAACGTGACTTACTCAAACAAAGACATGGAACCGGTGAAACCTGTTGTCAGTGAAATCAGTGTTTTAAATGACGACTATGAATATACAGATCATGATTTAGATTCAGATGAAGAATGTATCTTACAAGATATTCAAAACACAATGAAACAAGATGAAATAGAGTTTTTTGAAAAATTAGTGACACGATGTTATAGTCAAGAACGATATGATGATTATGATCAATGGTTGAAAGTTGGAATGGGTTTGAAAAACACAAATCCTGGATTGTTTGATGTATTTGACACATTCAGTCAACAAAGTTCTTCGTATCAATCCAGAGAGGAATGTTTGCAAAAATGGAATTCTTTTCAACATTGTTCCAATCCAATTACAAAAGCGACTTTGATTTATTGGGCTAAATTAGATAATGAAACCGAGTTTCACAAAATCAAAGAAGAATCGTTATCTGAATTAGTGGATCGTAGTGTGAAAGAAGGAGGAGCCCATGATGATATTGCCAAAATAGTGCATCGACGATATCAAGATGAATTTGTATGTGCAGACTTGAAATCAAACATATGGTACAATTTTGATGGAACCAAATGGGAGAAATGTCCTCAAGGATATCTATTACAAATGAATTTACCTGTCAGAATCAAGTTAATGTATTCGATCTCTCAAGGTAGATTTCGTGATCAACAAAACAAACGTGTCTTGAATGGAGAACCCGAATCGGAAGATATCAAAAAGTGGGAAGAAACTGCGGGTAAGATTTATAACAAATTAAAAGATGTTCCTTTTCAGAAAAATATCATGGAAGCTTGTCGAACGAAGTTTTTCAATCCCAAGTTTCAAGAAGAATTAGATTCGAATACCAAATTGTTATGCTTTGATAATTGTGTCTATGATTTGAATGAAAACATTGTGAGAGAAGGACGACCCGAAGACAAATTATCCATTACAACCAAATACAGTTTACCTATAGAAAAGAATGAATTTCCTTTATCAGTCAAAGAAATGTGGAAACGAATTGAATTTCGTAGTGGGATTGATGGCTGTGATTGGGAGAAAACTCGACGACCGTCACTTCACTTTGTTAAAACGTATCGTGGAATCAAAGACTTTTTGGAAAAGGTGTTACCTGATTTACAAGATATTGAAGAGAAACCTGGAGAAATTCGAGAGTATTGTTTGAAATACATGGCGTGTCGTTTGTGTGGAGAAGTCATGAATCGATTTTCCATTTGGACAGGTTCCGGAGGGAATGGTAAATCTATCTTAATTGATTTATTGAGACAAGCCATGGGTGGATATTGTATGAATTTACCGGTGACTATCTTGACACAAAAACGAAAATCGAGCAATGCAGCGTGTCCAGAAAAGGCGAGAACTCGAGGGGCTCGGTTATGTTATATGCAAGAACCCGATGAAAACGAAACCATCAATGCAGGAGAAATGAAAGAATTGTCAGGAGGTGATATGATATTAGCAAGAAATCTGTATCAAGAACCGTTTGAATTCAAACCTCAATTTGAATTAGTGTTGATGTGTAATGACAAACCCAAAATAGAAGATAAAACCAATGGTGCATGGAGACGTGTGGCTGTATCTCCGTTCAATTCTCGCTTTGTCGATCGACCCGAGGAAATCGATGAATCCAAACATATTTACAAAGCAGATAAAACACTCTCAGAAAAGGTGAAAGGGTGGGGAGTTGTATTTATGGGAATGTTGTTACGAATTTGGTCTGAGATGGATTGTTTAGATATTGAAGTTCCCCAATCGATTCGTATGGAAACTCAAAATTACAAAAATCAAAATGATTATATTGGACAATGGTTTCAAGAATGTACGGTGGCTGAACCGAATGAAACCTGTCCCTTTTCCGAGTTGTGTTCTTGTTATCAGACGTGGTTGGACAAGGTATATGGTAAAAATATTCGAGTGGATATCTCTGCATTGAAAGAACGATTAGTGAAATGGCAACGAGACAAATATGGATTCTCAGATGGAATCAATGGAACAATTACCAATCCTAAAATAAACATACAGGTGAAGGATGAGGATTAAAAAATTGAATCCAATTGATGATCAAGATACATAGAAAAATTACGTAAATTAGATTCTTATAGGGATAGCGATTGATATCAAAAATAGGTTCTAAAAAATTATAAAGATACCCTTGTTTTTTATCTACCTTTCGAATCCATTTACATTCAATATAACTGAATGTACAATGACGATAATCTGTCCACCATTTGGTAAGTAAGTAAATACAAATCCCAATCGAAAACTCGTGAAGGGAATCATAGTTTGTCAGAGATGAAAACAACAATACGATCAATACAATTGATTTGATCATAAAATTCAACATTATCTAAAGATTAGTTATAATAAGTATTTTATAATAATGAGTGTCACTGGAACGGTCGATTGGTTTTCAAAAAGACATGGCTATGGATTCATCCAACGATTGGATACAAAGGATCGTATTTTTTGTCATATAAGTCAATTGTGTCCTGAATGGGAGGGATACAAAAACTTGTATCCAGGTGAATATGTCACCTTTGATATCAAACAAGGAGAAGACGATAAAGTAGAAGCCATTCAAGTCCGAGGAATTGAAGGGGGTCCTTTACTATGTCAAAATGAGACATATATATACAGAGTTGTTCGTAAACAGACTGATAAATCTGTAGATGAATCTCAGTAATTTTCTTTAAATTTTTTGTATTTACAATGTATATGTTTCATAGATTTGCAAAACAAAAAAGAGAAATTTATGTCAATGATATTATTCCAAAGCAAAAACAATCGGCTAACCCATGGATGGGAGACACAAAGAAAACAGATAAAAAAATAGGAGTCGTTGTGACAACCCATGGAATGTGGGGTGTTCAGGTTCGTCAATGTTTAGAATGTTATGAAAGACAACTAACCAATTTTTATGTTGTTGTATATATCAATGAATCAGAGGATGAAATTACATTAGGATTGAAAGACAAATTTCCCAAATTTGAAGTCATTGTAATTGAAGATCAAACAAAATTTGGAGGATTGACAGGGACATGGAATGCTGGAATCGACAAATGTATTGAAAATGACTGTGATATCATTGTTCTAAGTAATGATGATATATTATTTGATCAAAGTATTCATTCTATTTTATGGGAAGCGGGTCAAGTGAAATCAGATGAATTAGTTTATTTCGGTCCTTTGACAAATAATCCAGGAATATCCACACAAAATAAACCTCAATATGGAATATGTCCTCAAAATCGAAATACAGAAGTTATGAAATACAAAAACAGCTGCACCTGCTATGACGGAACGCTTGTGAATTTAAATGGATTTTTTATGGTATTTCCCAAACATGTGTTGCTTGCCAATCGATTTGATGAAACAACCTATTTCAATCCAAAATATCCTTTTGGAGGAAATGAATATGAATGGTTTGAAAGATTTCATAAAAAAGGAGGGTTACCTAAAGTTGTGTATCGTACCTTTATTTATCATTACAAATATGAAAGATTTCGCAAAAATCAATCCTACAAGAATACATGTTTGTATACGATTAATACAGGAGATTATGAAAAAGACAGAATCAACTTAAAACCAACGTTACCTATTGATCATTTGTATTTTACAGATCAATTTGAACTAGTTTATCAATGTATTCAAAACGATATTATACCTTATTATATTACAGGGTCTGATTCCAAATTAGTTCAACGAACTGTAAAAACCAGTCCCCATCGATATTTACCCGCTATATATGAACAGTCTATTTACATTGATGGTAATGTATATTTATCCGGTAAATTTACAGAACAAGTACTCGATAAATTCATACATACTGAAAAATCTATGATATGTTTTCATCACCCAAATAGACAAACTATCCAAAGTGAAGCGAATGTTGTACTCAAGCAAAACTTAGAAACAAAAAGACATATTGATACAATACTAACTAATCAAAAGAAAGATCAATTTCCTGATACGATAGGTTTGACAGAAACTAATGTATTGATCCGAAAACATAAACAAATCAAAGAGTTTAATGAAGAATGGACTCGTTGTATTGAAGTGTGTCGCCGTGATCAATTAAGTTTTGATTATTTACTTTGGAAATACAAAGTGGATTATGAAAGATTATCTCATAGTGAGAAGATAAAATTAGTCACAAAAAAACCACACGTGAATCCTAAAACACGAACAGTTACATAATTGTATTTTTTATATATTACAATTGTATAGAATGTATACGATTAATTTTTTAGCGTATGCTTATGATAAACACAAACATATCCATGTATATAATTCATTTATTATACCCTTTACCTTTTTTGCATTACATCACAATGAAAATAGTCATGTAGAAATCATAGTAGAAGATGTAGACTTGTTCAAACGTACCTATGAAAAAGAATTGAAGGTATTATCAAGATATCATACAGACTTTTTGATTCGTGACTATCAAATCAAACATAACCGACATATACCAAATACATATCGATTTTTTGAAAAACCTGTTATCAAATCGAAATACGCTTATATAACTGATATTGATATCATGTATTTAGAAACCGATCTTGTTGAAAAATATGAACAATTTTGGCCACCCAATTTGCCTTATAACAATATAATTAGATATCCAAATTCTGTTAGGTTAACGGGTGTATTTATGTTAAAAAATGATGAATATTATACAAACGATTTTTTGAAAATACAAAAAAAATATTATGATCAAAATGTACCCAAAAACGATGAAGTTATTTTAGGTCAAATGTGTCAAGAAGTTCACGGATTACCAAATTTTGATCATAGAATGAGACCTATTTATGGAATTCATTTTTCTCCTAATCGAGGGAAAGGTAAACAAATGGATTTACATACATCAAAAATATATTATGATAAATACATGAAACTTAAGTCAGAGTATCCTGAATTATTTGCATTGGATCTATTCGAAAAATTAACAATACAACTCGCACAAGACTTTTTGATAGATAAACCAGAAACCAAATCTGTATCCATTAATGATTTATTGCGAAAGATTCATTCTTAAACAAACTGTAGAATTTATATATGCTCTAGAATTTGAGAGAGGATAAACTTTTCCTGTATGCTTTTAAAATTTTCTATAACTTTTTCAGAAGGTTGCCATTCTTTAGTTACAAGTGTTTGAAAGTCTATGTTTTTATGAATCGTATGTCTTCCTTTGAATTCAGTATGTCCAATTGAATGATAGTAATCAATGTATTTAAAATTGTCTCCTATAATACGATTTGTTACTTTAATTGAACATACAGGTATTGAATAAGAATGACAAAATATGATTCCATGTAAACTACTGGATACAACTTTCTCATATTCCGATAATTGTTTTGTAAATTCTTCATAGGTAGAATAATTGTCAATTAAATATTGTTTTGTTTCAGGGAATAATTTAAAAAATTCGGTTCTATCCACACTATGTATTATAAATCCTATTTTTTTTTGATTAGTTTTGATAATTGGATATATATTTGATATCAACAAACCGGGATCTGATAATATCGCACAATTTTGGTGACTAAATTTCAAGGTCAATGGACCTCTAACACCTTTCCATACTATATTTTGATTCTTACTTATAGTTGCATCATTGATAATCATTCCACACCCAAGTATAATTATTTTTTTATCTTGCTTCGCTTTTTGATTACATAAATTACATATACTACCAACTAAACTAAATGTATTATTTACAATTTTATCATTTATACCGATACGATTCACTTTTATAGAATAAGGTTTACATAAATAATCCGCCAATACATATCCAAATATGTCTCCCAGATTACCAGTAGTACTATTTGTATCGAACACACTGGCAAATACATGGATTTCTTTCATTATAAATATTTACACATATATATTTTGAATGAAAAACGATTTGATTACATATAAATAATACGATGTAAAAGTGTGTTTCTATGTAAACGAGGAATTGTTTGTTTTTGTTTTGTTTGTTTTTTGTGAATAACGATATGTTTGCGTAAATAAATATAGATATCTTTATCTTGATTTGTATTCAAAAAATCATCAAACATTTTGTAAAACTTATCTTTATTCATAGCTGCATTTTTCAAATGTAAATTTGCTCTTATTTTTAGAAAATAAAAGTCGAGTTTCAATCTTTGTAACTTGTGATAGAGAATAGATTGATTTAGTATGCGCTCATAATTTATTATGGGTTTATTTTTGTAAGTGGTCGCAAGTTGATCATACATAAATATTCGATTCATCAGTTTGATAATCGAACTAGGATATCCTATATAGAATCCATCTGTACACATATCCGCATTTTCCCAATGATGACACGTACCGATAGTGTCTTCTTTTATATTCTGTAAATAATTCACGTTTAATTTGTTAAGATAAAAATAATCTGCATTTGACACGATCACATACTCATACACATCTTTGTTTGTTTCTACAAATTCGGCAACTTTGGATTCAATATACATCAATCGAAAGGCATTTTGTTTCATGGTTCCACACAAATAGGGAGGATAGTCTTTCTCATATCCATCCATTTGTTTGATTTCTCTATCTATTTCCGTTTGTTTGTATTCATATAAATAATTGTAATTTATGAGTAACATATCTCGATTGTTTAATAAAACACCATCTACTAGAGTATCACCCACATTGTTATTGAATACGGCAATATGAATTTGATAATCTTTTTGTAAAGGTTCAATCAAATTGTCTTGAATAGACTGCCACGTATATCGAATCGATCGATTCACTACACCTGTCAAACAAACTACAATTTTCTTCATATACAATTTTGAATAAATAAAAGGCCAAGTTTGAACTCTATAAATAATAACTACAAGACAAGTAAACATATGACTAAAACAATTGTAATTACAGGGGGTTGTGGATTTATTGGTCATCACTTTGTAGAACATGTTCATTCAAATACCGATTGGTCGATTGTAATATTAGACAAACTAAGCTATGCGAGCCATGGATTTGAACGATTGAGAAGCACAGAGACTCTATCCAGTCCTCGGGTCAAAGTGTTTACCATTGATTTGATTCATCCTTTATCTGAGGGTATCAAACGAGAAATAGGAAATGTCGATATTGTAGTTCACATGGCCGCTGAAACCCATGTAGACAATAGTATCAAAGATCCTCATTTATTTATCAAAAACAACATTCAAAGTACAACTACTATGTTAGATTATGCAAGAGAATTACCCAATTTAGAAACCTTCTTTTACTTTTCAACCGATGAAGTATTTGGACCCGCTTTGAATGATACATTATACAAAGAATGGGATCGTCATAAACCAACCAATCCTTATTCAGCATCCAAATCAGCCGCTGAACAAATATGTATCGCTTACGAAAATACCTACAAAATACCTTTGATGATTGTCAATGTCATGAACGCATTTGGAGAAAGACAACATGTGGAGAAATTCATACCGAAATGTATTCAAAAAATAGAGAAAGGTGAAGTCATTCAGATTCACAGTTATCCAGACAAGAAAACCTCGGGAACACGATTTTACATTCATGCAAGAAATATCGCATCCGCTGTATTGTTTTTGATTCAAAAGGGTTCGATTGGTGAAAAATACAATATATCGGGAGAACGAGAAGTGAGTAATTTGGAGATGGCTCAATTGATCGCGAAATATATGGATAAACCATTACAATATGAAATGGTTGATTTTCATAGTGATCGACCGGGCCATGATTTACGATATGGTTTGGATGGAACCAAGTTGTTTTCAATGGGATTTAAATTGCCCGTAAATTTTGAAGAAAGCTTACAAAAAACAGTCGAGTGGACATTAGACAATCAATCGTGGTTAGAACTGTAGAAAAATTAATGACCTCCAAGCCATTCATTTACAAAATAATCGTTTCTATACATACATGTAAATTTAAAATCAGCATGATGTAGTAAAGTTGGAAATCCTACTTCACCAATACTAATTCCATCTTCATAACGATGATATTTGGTAGTTTGATCTCCTTTGTGAAAAACACCTATTTTATTTTCGATTTTTTTCAATTTGTAAAAATTACTAAAATAATACCCACCATCGGTCCAAACTTCAGGTGTATTCAGCCTTGTATATTTGGAATCGTGAAAAAGTCGGTTATCATCATTTTGATTCGTAATACGATCTGCTACTTTGATTCTACCTGTATTAGATTCCCCGACATATACTATATCATCTGTTAAGAGTTTTTTACTATTTGTATAAAATGAATCATCGATAGGACCAAAGTCTTCTTCAAAATGAGCAATATAACTTGAATCATCTACATTCTGTGATTTCAAAAATAAATAGGTATACCATAATCCAGCAATTGTTCCTCCCCAGTTAAACTCGATAATTACATGGGATTTGTAATTGGATAAATATTTATTACAAAATTCTTCTAAATGAATTTTTACATATGAATAATAATGATCTTGTTCTCTTGGTGCATCTACAAAACTAACAAGAATAAATTCTTTTTTATCATCTTTTATTTCAATAAATGCCTCTATATGCTTTATTATATGATTATAGGTTTCTTTTTTTCTTTTATCATTTGTCTTAGAGATATCATAATAATGAGATATTGAATAATACAACATATAATATTAGTTTTTTTAAAAAAACTGAATTTACAACTTTGTACATACTCTACTTTCAAAATTTATACTACTTGAAACAATAGTCTCTACCATCATTTCTTTTTAGTTGAGTAAAATTATAACAAATGAATGGGATTCTGTAAAACTTGAACTAAGCTTTTTCTTTCGGTCAATCAAAGTAGTATGAATCTTATATATATATATATATATGATATTCAGACATATAAATTGCAATGATTACGATCAATATGTAAAATTGATTGATTCAACTATATCAAAAGATGATTACAACCAATTTATAAATGAGAAATTACACGTGAATCATCAAATAATTATTATTGAAGAAAATAAGAATATACTGGGAACTGGAACACTTTTTATAGAAGATAAAATGACATATGGTGGATGTAAAATGGGTCATATAGAAAATATTTTAATTGATACCAACAATAGAGGTAAAAGGTTAGGGGAACGTCTTGTAAAATATTTGCTAAATGTAGCTAAAGAAAATAAATGTTACAGAGTTGACTTGACTTGTAATAAAGAATTAGAAAAATTTTATATAAAAAATAAGTTTAGTACTAATAGTGTTTCTATGAGTATATTATTCAATGAAAATTTTAATATGCATTTAATAATTAATTCTAATACTTGTGTTGGTAGTGAAATTTACAAAAGACTAAATAAAAAATATATATCACCATTGATAGGAACACTAATACCTAACGATGATGAATATATAGAATTTGTAAACAAATTCCAAGATATATTAAATTCACCTATTAATGTCACATTACATCCAAAAAATAATACATCTTTTGAAAGACAGAGTCAAAATAAATATTATCAACATAGATCAATCGCAGTTCCTTATCCAATTATACAGATAGAAAATATAGATATACATTGTATTCATGAAAATAATTGTGATGAAGCATTAGAAAAATTCAAAAGAAGATTTGAAAGAAGTAAAAATATTATACAAACTAGCAACTATAAAATTTTAAATGTATTAGTATTTACGGAATTAATCAATGAATATAATGATTATCAAGAAATAATCAATGATTTTTTGACAAATGAAGATATTGATACAATAAATATTTTCTTAGGTCCGAATAAATACAAAATTCAAACAGACAATATTAAAAATATATATATATCAAATTCATATTATGATAATATAAGCTTAGAACGTGATAGCTCATTTATTATGAAAAAAAATGATCAAAATGTTAGCAGCGATATTTTAACTAATTATATTAAGAATACAATTACTAATTAATAACCCGAAATGTAATTCGACATATTCACTTTATAGCATACGTGTGTATTGAATGATAAAAACAAGAGTTTATGGAAAAATGAAAAAGATAATATAATGACAAGTCAAGTACATAATCGTAATTAGAGTCATAGTTGTATAAAAGAATTTTAAGAGCCATTACTATACATAGATAGTTTAGAAAAGTTTGTTTGTATTTCCTGTTGATTAGTGGTTGTAAAAATATAGTATATATTATTACTAATATACATACAAATGAAAATAATATTAATCGCAGAAAATAAACATTATCGCGACTGGATTGGAAAAACTTATCATGATATTTTAGTTCATTATAGAAACAAATCAAAGAATAGTATAGATATTATATATACAGATCAATATGTTAAATATAATAAAGCTTGGTTTATAGATAGAAAACCTGATGTAATAGTCTTTTTAGATACTGATATATTAAGATTTGCTCATAATTTTAGTTATGTTTTTAAATTAGATTGTAAAACATTTGCATCATCATTAGATTTTTTTTATTTTAATGATTGTATTAATTGTCCTTGGATAAAAAAAACTACTGGATTACTTCATTTTGGTCATGCAACAAAATTATTAAGTTCTTATAAACAATATTTTCCTAATAAAATAATCAAATCTTTTAAAGGAAGATTTATTAATTCAGAGAGATATAGAAATTACAACTTGAAAAAAAAAAATGATATTTTAATTTATGGTACGAGGATGTATAAAAATAATATAGAAGAGCATAATGCAGATAAAGATTACAAAAAAACTTGGGAAAACTATAATAATCAGTTATTGTCTACTAATTACAATTTTTATCCTCTTCGCGTAAAGATAGAAAATTTACTTCTTAAACATAAAGACAGATACAAAACATATATTCTTTCACCGGCTTGTATAATGAATTCTGTAGTTGCAAACGAAGATTTATCCAAATTAATAAATCAATCGTGGTTAACATTGTCATGTTGTACTAGAGCGGATATACCTATGTCAAAATACTTTGAAATCGCTGCATCATATAGTGGCATTTTAGGTAATATTCCAAGTGATTATAATGATTTATTTAAAAATAATATAATTGAAGTTACTGAATGGATGACAGATGAAGAGATTTTATCTACTATTGATAAAGCACTAGAAGATAAACAAAAATTACAAACAATGATAAATAGGTTAGGGGATAGAATGCATAAAGAGTATAATTTAGATGAAGGAGTTAAGGATATGGATAAAGTATTTGATGAAATAAAATAATAGTTATATAAGTTCCCAAATAGTAATATTTCTTATACCTTTATGATATAATATTGATAATCTATGAACTCCATCCAATGCCTGATATTTAGATGAATTTTTAACTTTTTTTGTTATTATATATTGAGGTATGTCGTCTATTTTAATACCATAATTAAATTCTCTAATCAAATTATCATATGCTCCACTTAAATTATCGTAAGTTATAATTTTTCTTTCAAATCCTTCTAAAATATAGTTTTCATATTCTTCACGTTTTCCTAATAAAAATTTATAATGTGGTGTTTCTGTAACATGTACTCCATCTTTATGTAAAGTATTACATAAAATATTATCAATACTAACATTTGTTTTTTTTTTTTGGCAAATTATGGTAACAATTTCCTTGTAAAGTAAAATCTTCGTTTTCTAGGTTAAAATATTTGATTATTACAGGAGTTTCTTCTTCCAAATCGTTCGCATGAATAATATGATTATGAGAAATCCCATCATACCACCATTTTTGAATAGTGGATTTTGATACTTGTTCATCTGTTATTATTGGTCTTAAAGGTACATTTTTCTCTCTAGGATTAAATAATAATCTAATTTTCCATTTTAAAAACGTAACATTATATGAATATTTGAAATCTCCATTTTTAATTTTATATATATTATTTAAATCCTTAACAAATATTAGATATATTTCACGTTTATATTTTTTCAAATATGTTGTTTTTAATTCAATTAATTCATTGGAAACTCTCTTATCTAATTTATATAATTCATGAAAAAATTTACTATCAAAACTAAAAGATCTTTTAAATATTCTTGTAATTTTAATAGAGGGATGATTACGTATAATATCAAGTATTTCACTTAAATATTCAAATCCACAACTCCAGACTATAAAATAATTATCAGTTATCATTATATATATAAATGATTAATTTATTAGATTTTTTAGTTACTATGGTAGATTATTCTATAATAAGAATAGATACAAATTTTCCTAATTTTAATGTAGGTGAGGATGATATAGATATATTATGTTTAAATATGGAACAAACATGTAATCATATTATAAATATTTTAGAAACAAAATACAATAATTTACATTACAGAAAATTTAGCATAGATAATAAGGTTCATATAGATATAATTTTTAATTCTAAATTTATAATAAAATTTGATTTATGTGATAATATACAAAAATTGTATCCAAAATTTAACATACCATTTGAATTAACTACTATTGTAATTAAAAAAAGTACGCTTAATAATTATAAATGTAAAGTGCCTGTTATTGAACATGAATTGATGCTTAGACAATTAGAATATGATACTTACATTAAAACTAGACCCGATAAAATAAAACATTTACAATTTATAGAAAAATATAATATCGAATATTTAAAATTTAACGAGAAATAGAATTACTATGAATAGAAATCCAATTATTTGGTAGATAATTATCTTGTATTATTTTTTCGGGTGCTCTAGTTATTTTTGAATAAAAATAACTTGTAAAAGAAGGGTATAAAACACATTTATCTTTATTTTTATTTAAATATGCACCCCACCATCCAAATGTAGAATGAGATATTATATTATGATGACATAATGACATAATCCATATATCTATATAATCATAATTATTTTCACAATATATAAATGTTTTATCTAATGATGATAGCATGTTTTTTGCTTTATGTATATTATCTGAAAATACAAAA